AACATGGAGATAAACGAGCTTGCAAATAAAACGGTATCAATTAGAGATAACGGCTTCGAGGGTGATGAATATACGTGCTCATTCACCCTTGCCATAGACAAGACTGATTCAGCGGCTATCAATGCACTTGTACAAAATACATATAGAGATACTTCTGTATCACTTGCAACGCTCCTCGGAGAAGCTACACCAGCATTTTACCCCTTTGGCCCACATATAGACATGAGCGTGAGTGATTTGGTATTCGTGAAGAGCTGGGAAGATTCAGGCCAGATTGATCCATTTAATCAATACTTTTTATTCGATGTGGTGATAGTTCCAGACTTTGATATTGTCTATGATAATACTGTAGTCGATTGTGGTGCGGGTGGTTTTCGCTTTGGCTCATTAAGTGATTTCTATTTACCCACCTTTAGTGCGAAGATTGAAGATAAAAGGTTTCTTTATCGTAACGGTCGGGGGGTTTCCCAAAACTCCAATAGTGCAGACTCACAGCACGACACAACAAAATTAGAGTTTGTTGATATCCGTACCGAGGGAGCAAGAAATATATTACTAGAGATAGTAAGGAATATCAGGGCAACCAGTACAACAATGAACGCTGGCACAAACTGGTTTCCATTCGGCTTTCAAGGCGGGCAAGGAGATAAGACAGTGAAGCTATTCGGTAAAAAGAAGTTCAGCATAAAATACTCAAATACAAGAGCCAATCTATGGACCCTTTCCTTTGAGGTAATCAATGCAAGTTAATGCTGGTGTTCAAATACACCTCAATGTGTCGGGTGTTCTTCCAGCGTGGGGTGACGACGCTTCTATAGGAATGACTGGCGGGGTTATTACATTCGTGGAAGATGAGAGCAATATCCCCGCAGGCGTGACTAATTACATGCCTTACCTCCTCACAAAGAACTGGGACTCTGGAGCGTCGAAGAAGATTCCTCTTGAGACTCATCCACGGCCCGAAGTAATCTCAGGCGGTAAGATATCAATTGACAACTTACAGGGGTACTATCAATCATTATTAGATCTTGGCATTGACATAACTGGTAAAATGATTACCAGAGTCTATTATACTGATGATGTTGTAGGGGATTACACCAAGTTCACAAACTACATCAAAGCGGTGAAACCTTCGAGTAGAGTGGTAGAGTTAGAGCTAGGTGATATTAAAGATCAAATGAATGCAGATATGTCCTACTCAATTGATGGGGATACTTGGGCCCCGTTGATTATTGGGGATCATGAAAAAGGTGTGTGGGTTGGTTCTGGAGTAGAGTTTACTGATATAGACTCTACAAAATGGGGTTTTGTTGTTGATGATTTGAGCTCCACCCCTGACAATGTGGTTTTTAATTTTGCGACAAGAGAGGCAACAACAGCACTTACTCTTGAGACAGTGCCAGAGGATACAACAAAGGCCCTTCTTGACTATGCGTATACCGCTGATAATTTATATTTTGTGGTTGATTCTGGTGGTGGTGACGGGAAGAGCATAAAAACTTATGCCTCTGCACCAGATGGAAACGTAATAGACATATTACTTGAGGCTATACCTGACTATATATCTGATGCTTGGGAGATTAAAGGCGCAACTGGTGAGGGTTCGATTACTACCAATGTGTCTACAGGAAACCTTAAGCTTTTAAACTCTCTCTACTATACAGACCCTAACATTGTTTCAAGTGGGTCATCTTTAGTTAATGAAGACGGGGAGTCTTTGCCAGTTGATGCATGGGAGAAGTCAGGGCAAGAAGTCACAGTAACACCTAAAGTGTTAGAAGGTGACAATATAGCAGGGTACGACCTTGCAGAGTTTACAAGTTGTGCGATAAATTCAGCCGATGCAATACAATCAACAGGGACTTTTGTGTATGACTCTGATGGTGTGTGGATAGAGAAAAGCTACGGAACAATAGCGACTACCCCATCGGGTGCAACTACAAATACAATTGACAGAGACGACACAACCAACTATAACACATCTACAGTATGGAGCGTAGGAACTCCAGCCAATCCAAGCTATAGCGCAAAGGTGGCTTTATCGCTTACTCTTGAGGGTGATCTAGGACAGATTGAAAGCTTAATAAATGACATAGATACAACTATATCTCTAACTGGTTCTGGTGTAATTAAAACCAAAACAAATATAAGAGCCTATTATGTGTGGGATACTGGAGGCGGTGTATACAAGCAAATATCTAGCCCTGTGAACTCTGTCAACTATGAGCCAGCTACAAACCTTGTTGGCGGTGTAGTTAATTCTTGCCACGCTATTACAAGAGACACCCCAGCGGGATACTATGAAGACCCTAACACTACTTATACAAATTACAACAAAGAGTATTATAAGAGTGCTTATGAGCTGTATACGTCTGGGGTTGAGAGCTTCGCCACGACTGACGACTTCAGCGGGAAGAAAAAGCCGACTCAATTACAGCTAGAAATAGTGACAGACATAACCGTGGATTCTATAGCGCCAGCAGAACCACAAATCGACGTGACTGTAGACTATAAGGTATACGGCCTTGGCATGATTGCAAACAGTAGCGGGGTTACTATTTCAGACAAGCTCTTTACTTCTGTCTCTGGCCGACCGTGGACAACAATGCAACTTTATCAAGAGAAAGTTTCACGTCATCAAAACGGCTCTCTTTCAAATCTAACCTCTGTTGATTGGGGGTTAGAAGAGTCTTTAGATATGACAGTAACCCAGAACGTAACCAATACAACACCAGTGAGAGCACAGTGGACAGAGAAAGGCAAATTGAACACTAAGTATCAACTAGAGCGCGTAACGTGGGAAAGCTGGAACTCTTGGCACGTAAACGCACTTCAAACTGTAGTGTGGGACGGGTTCTTAGATTCAATTGGAGCAGAAAGCCCAACTCACTCGTTTAATCTTCCGAATAGTGACAAAGTTAAGGGAAAGCCCAAAACTTTCGACAAGAGAAACATTTTTAATACATTTGAAATTCTCTATAATTGGGACGAAGCAACGAAGAGTTACCTCGGGAAGATTTCACTCTCTAAAGATACGGCCGAGGGGATTACCTCAACAGGCGTAGCTACAGAGCTCAAAACCAAGTGTGAGACCTTGTATAATATTTCAGGAGGCTCTCAAGCTTTGCCCGATGCAAGAAGTAAATTAAGATTAATCTATACGGAAGCCGATGCAATTGAGTACATTAATCAGTGCATGCAATTCTATGGAATTATAGACGGTTCTTATTATCGGCCACATATGGAGATTACAGTAACTCATGATGTACAGGATTTTCTTGCAATGGATTTAATTGAAACCATAGGTTATACAATTCCCAACCTAACGGGCGGAGTTGAGGCCACCGGTGTTATAGTTGGCATTGACTACAAAAGTGGTGAAGGTGCACAGAAGCTTTGTGACGTTACAAGCATAATAAGAGCGAGTGATACAGTTGGAGTAATAGAAGAAAAGAACGGCAACACTGACACAGTAGAAGAGTTGCAAACCAATACAGATACAATATCAGAGGTGGGTAAATAATGGGTAACGAATTAAAGAACGTAAAGCGTATAGAGAACGCAGGGACCGCCACTGAAACAGGTGCAACCCTAATAGAAAAACAGCTTGGCTTTGCCGAGGCTGGTGATAAGATGGTGTATAAAGATGCAGGTGGGTCACTTCACACCTTCTCGCAGGATGGAGATTACACGCCTACGAAGATCGAGAATGGCACAGCCTCGGTTGAGTGTGCGGCTTCTGCTGACGTGTCAATACTTCCGCCAACAGGCTCGAAGATTAAAGTCACTGACAATGTTGTAGTGTCTCCTGTAACCGATGACGGAACAAACGGTGTTTACATCACAAACGACACTAGCCCAACAACGCCAAACGGAGGCACGGCCTTATACTTAACGGGTACTTCAGCAGACCTAAGAAAGGGCGTTAACGGGAAAGACAGAATAAGCATTACTGACAGCCAAGTAGACATCTACACGGATAATGTACAGCGAATTAGCGCGGGAAGTAGTGGCTCTTTAGTGTCTGACCCTACTGGCGCAGGAAAGCTAAACTTGTCAAGCGTAGAGTCAAAGATTTCGATAACTGGTGGCGGAGAGATTAAGGCAACCACAACCCAATCAGTAGTAGGGCTAACAGCTGGTGGTCCACTTGTAAGTGTAAACTCTTCAAGGGTGCTTGTTGACGCTGGGACATCAAACCTAGTTGTAAATGACGACGGAATAATAACAAACACCAACACAGAAGCCCAATACGATGCAGACGGAACCAACACGGCAACGGTTAACAAGGAGATACTTGAGGCAAAGCTTGCGGGACAGACACATGACTCATTAGCCGCAAAGGGTGTCGCTGGTGCTGGTGTGTCTTTTGGACATGTTAACGATCAAGCTCAAACAATTGCAGGGGCCAAGTCTTTTTCTAGTCAAATAACCACTTCTGGAGGCATTGACGGAGATGGTGAGGACATTGTAAACGCCTCAAGTGTTGGGCTAGAAACATATGGAGCAAACCTCAATTCGGGAATAGAATCATATAACTGCGGCGTATCTAGTGCTTTCGGTGGCTCAGATGCTGTTGACGTACAACACATTCACGGCAATTGCTATTACGACGGGGCGGACTACAGGTTTAAGGCGACTGGATACGCGCAGAGAGAGACATTTTCTGCATTGGCTGGGATACCTAGATTCAACATTGACAGGTCAACAGCAAGCGGCAGTGCAGCGGGAGAAATTACATTTGAGTCTTTTTTGCAATTGCAAGACGACGGAGTTCTAACACTCGCACAATCCACAGTAGCAAATATCAACACAGCAGGAGTTAAAGCGGTAGCAACTAAAGAGTATGTGGACGACTTAGCAATACCATTTATCGAGGTAACGCCAACGGGAGACGATAAAGGGCTAGTGGTGACAGAGCAGTTCTCAGTTGGAGCCCTTAACGATGGGAGAGAGTCGGTATTTGGTGAGGGGGATTCACACCCTGTGGAATATGCTTTTCACTGTACAAAGGGAGACACAACAGGAGACACAATAATAAACGCCGTAGACATTGCCTCTATACTCAACTCAGACTCGGGGTCCACTACGGGCCTATTTGGAGGAACTGCGGTAGGAGATTATATTCTTGTGGGTGCCTCTGCTCAGTTTCAAGGGGTGAAAGTAAAGAGTACAGACTGCGGAGACATCGAGCCTGACAATGTAAAGCTGTCTTCTTGGCGCGGTTCGGGCGTTTTCTTTACTGTGAACTTTATGAACACAAATGCAAACTTTCCCTATACTCAATATGGGAACGCCGTTTGCTCTGCACCTTCGGAACAGTGGCGGTTTGGGTTTGATCCTACTACGCCTTCAACGTGGGCACCTGTAACAATTAATATTAATGGGTCTGATATCACTAAATACTGGGGGATTTTCGAAATCACATCTACAATTACAACAGATGCAACTATAGAACAAATGAAGATACACACTAATCGAACGAAGATAAACGCAGACGGAAAGGTTGAGTATTTTGGGCTTGCTCGGTATCCCAGAACTTTATTTTCAGGCTTAAGTAATTATGTGGTAAACGCCCTATATGATCCAGCTAATGAAACGGTTGATTATGGATCAGAGTTTGAGGCTAAATACTTAGATAATGAGTTCGCCAACAATGCTATTGATGGTCTTGGATTTACTCAGGGAATTGTATCAGGGCTTGATACGAGTATCCCCTTGGTATTTTCAATCAGTTATTATGTAAAAGGCACTGGAACGGGGGATATAAAGTTTCACATAGATGCCTACCAAGTTTCTGATGGATTCGTGTTTGATGGAACTGCAACCCCAGACGAATACGACCTTATAGATACCGTTTCTGCATCTTCTAACTTAGTAAGAAGAACCGTGAGCATTTTAATAGATGTGCATAAGATTAAGGACACTGGTGATCAAGTTGTGATTTCAGTAAGAAGAGACGCAACATCAGGAGAGCCAGAAGATACTTTAAACAACAATGTAGTACTTGAAAACCTAACTTTAACAGGGTATTTCTGGGGGCCCTAAAGCTCATAAACCCACCGTTGACTTTCATTACCAAGAGAGTCAACGGTAAACTCAAAGTATGACATAGGATCTATAATAGTATCAATAGATCTTATGTTGTGCTCAGAGTCCAACACCGACACTATACAGCCATTTACAGGAACAGGGCACACAAGAACACTCTCTGTAAAGTTCATGCCCTTGTTTGGCGTGTAGCTCTTGTCTTCATCGAGATCAAGAATGTAAATGTGAACAAGCTCACCAGCTTCTTTAACTGGCTTAAGTCCAATTGTTACACTTCCCCCCACTTCTGTAAACTCCACAGTCCCACACCCCACAAACAACACTATCAAAATTAATATTAAGTATCTCATTTTTAGCCTTTCTTAGAATGGAAGATCGTCGTCTGATTGTTGTTGGTTGTTAAAGTTCTGTGGTTGCTGATACTGTTGGTTTTGGGGCTGGTTCTGGTTAAACTGTCTTGGCTGTGGTTGTTGTATGAATTGTAGTTGTTGAGGCTGTTGACGCTGCTGTTGTTGCTGTTGCTGATTCTGTCCCTGTTGTTGCTGTTGAGGTTGCGAAGGTTGCTGGTTGTATTGCCCCTGCTGTTGCTGTCCTTGTCCTGCTGGTTTACTATCAAGAAACTGCATTAACGAAGCAACGATTTCTGTTTTGTATTTCTTTTGACCGTTGTCGTCCCATGATCGGGTTTTTAACTTGCCTTCGATGTAAACAGAACTTCCTTTTTTGAGATATTGGGCGGCTGTTTCTGCTAGCTTATTCCATGCAGAGACATTGTGCCACTCTGTATTCTCTTGCTGTTGTCCTTGAACGTCTTTGAAGCGTTCTGTAGTTGCAACTGAGAAACTGCAGACTGCTTTCCCTTTATTCGTTCTTTTAAGCTCTGGACCTTGTCCCAGATTTCCAATAACGATTGCTTTGTTTATTGATGCCATTTTTATCTCTTTCAGTAGGTTACAACCTACGCTTTCATTAGTTCGCTCGCTCAACTCCCGCCAAACGAAGCGACACGTTATAGTAAAATTTCTTCTGCTAATCGTTCAGCAGTTTCTTTACTTAATCCCCAATTCATTTTCTTTCTGTAGCAATCTTCACAGTTTGCGTTCTTTTTTTCAACGGGTACTTCTTCGCCTTTTTCGTCATCCCACTCCCAATCTATGCCAGTCGGGTCGCAAGTGTCGCAATAAACACTACTGAATTTTGAAGTAAGCAATTCTACTATTTCACTCTTGTTTTTCATATCAACCTCTTTCGTTGTCATAACCACAGCATTGTCGATGACAATTCGCTTAGGCTCACCGCACAACACGCGAATTGTTATTCTCTACTCTGCCGTAAACCCTGAAACACTTATTGCATAGCTACACATAGCTATCATGATTATACCTAGTATTAGAAATACTATTTGCCAACCTGTTTTCATTTTGGGGGCTCCACTCCTAAGCGTTCAGCTTCTTCAATTGTTCTCTCTCTGTAGTACGCTGTCAACCCTTTAATTGTTGCAGTGTCCATCTTCTTAGTAACATCTCTATGAGTATCTTCTATCTCTTTTACTTGATCCTCTCCAATCTTCAGCACTAAGGCTTTTCTATACTCTGCCTCATTGCCGTTTAGCTTCTCATTACAGTGATTGCACTGGGCGGAATTATTTCTTTCATCGTACTTTACCGCCTTCCACCTTCTTCTTACAAAGTGCCCACATTCAAGATCTCTAAAAAATTTCAAGCTACCACAGGAAATACACATACCTGCAGGTTCATAGTTTTCATTATCGGGATTCGTGAGAGCTATTTTGCAATCTCTCATTCTTATGTATTGAGAGAACCTTCTCCAGAGAGTCACCTCTGCCTTGTCTGCCTTTACCTCTCCCATTGCCTTTTTGTTCTTATCAGCCTTTTTCTTCAGCCCCTTCTTAAGCACTGGCCCAGTTTCTCCGTAGTAGCTCACTCTTCCCCCGTATTGTCAAAGGCTATATTCCCATTGAGTATTATTTGCATTTTGTACTCATCTGAATAGTAGAACTTTGCAACACCCTCAACGCAACAGCAAACCCCCACTATGTTTACATTAATCATAAACTTTATTGACTGTAAGTTTTCCCCGCTTGCCTGCACGTGTTTATCTCCGTCTATGATGTATGCCGAGTTCATCTCATCCTCCCACAGTAAATACATTCCCGCCCGTGCACTCTTGCTCCACAGTTGCAACTCTCTCCCAGTGGAGAGAGTAGCTCAAATAGTTCTAGTATGTGTTGTATAATGATCTTCATTACTTGCCTTCTTTCTCTGGAAATCCTAATTCTTTCCAAACCGTATTACTTGTTTCTGTGCATTCTAACGACAAGCAAAGCTCTGAAGCCATGTCACCGTCAGAGATGCACCCTTGGCACTCTCGCTCTTGTAGTAGCTCTTGAGTAGTGAATACTTCTTTGCCGTTGTAGATCACTTCGCCACCCTTGGGGGCCTGTTCACCCCGTTTATTCTTACATATACTGCTATTACTTTCATCTCTTGCCTCTTTCCTTTGCGCTTATTTCCCTAAAATCCACTTATTGTAAATGTCTTCTGCAATCTCATTTTTCCAATCTTCTCTCCAATAGTAGTTTCCTATTTCGCACGACAATTCCCTCTTAAGGTCCTCAAGGGTTGATTTTATTCTCTTGTTACCAGTATTAGCAATTGCCATTTCAAGCTCTGCCTTAACTAGTTCTGCCGCTCCTATTTGCTCTTCTTTTGTCATTTTTCTTCTCCAGTAGGTTACTAATTCTAATTCTAAAAGCCCTCGATATTGGCTTTCCTTCTGTCCACCGATACACTGTGCTTCTGTCGGTGTCCAATCTCCGAGCTACCTCAGAGATTGTCTTGTATCTATCAATTAACTTTTCAACGTCTGTCATACTCTACACCTTTCAATATACTACAATGTGCAACACTATGCACGTTTTATTTTAGTTTCTGCAAAGTTTTTTCTATTTCCTCTTGAAACTCTTCTAATCTCTCGAACATTGTGTCGATGTATTCTTGATCTCTGAAGACTCTTTCAATGTATAATCTTGATGGGCCTTTTACCCTTGGATCAAACGAAATGAAGTCACACCAGTCCGCCTCTGTAAAGTTGATGTTTCCCTGTACTTGTGGCATGTGCTCCTTTGGCATCCCCTCAAGCACCGTGTTGATATGTATTGCTGAATTGTAAGGACACTTTACCTCTATGCAGTTTCCCGATGGTCTACCGTCAGGAGATCCCCCTATCATTGCAAATTCATGCAGAAGAATAAGCCCAGAAGAGAAAACTAAAACCCCGTTCTTTTCTTCATACTCATCAATTGCATAAGGCTCGTTTTCTGTACCCCACTCTAAAGCCTTTCCTGAAATCTCCTTTTGCTCACCTGTGAGAATTTCGCTTATTATTTCGTTGCGATAAGTGAGGGCTGTTTTCCCCCACTTCTCACTTTTCGCTCTTCCCTTTGTCATTACATCCTTGAACCGTGAAGCCGTAATTTTCCCGAGTCTTGCATTAAACCATTCTGGCGTTCCCTGCTCTGCTTTTACTTTGTACATTGTGCCACCGCCCACGATTTAACTTTATCGTATCTCTTTACTGGTATATTCTCAAGGCTTCCAAACTCTTTTAAAAGGGCCTCTTTTACCTCTTCATTGACTTCACAAAGCTCGTTGATTTCTACGTATTGTTGATCTGAGATATACTCTGTAAAATCTGTGGTATTAATCGGGCTCACATTTCCGTGTTGATCTGGATCTGTAAAATCACTTTCACACTGCACCCCAGAAATGCCAAAGGCTTTTTTAAGGGCGTGAGCTTCTGCAACTTTCTTTATCATCTCTGCGGGGTGAGTCTTCCATGCACTTTGCCCTTTATTGTACGGCGCAAACTCTACCAGTTCGACAGTAGGCTCTCCACCCTTACGAAATACAACACAGTAAGCTCCTGCTATTGGCCCACGATCTCCAAAACTAACATTGTGTCTTATTGTATTGTTCGCTACATCAATTTGAAAATCATCATTCTTGCAAACTTCGCACGATCTCAAGCCGTCAAATAATGGATTCTCCTGAGCCTTCCGAAGAAAGCCGTCTCTACCAGCAAAAACAAGAAGTCTCCCCCCGCTTTTATAACACCAGATTTCTCTATTAAAAGGATTCATTCCAACGGATCTACACACGTTCAAAAAGTACCCGAGCTCTGTGGTGCTCGTTCCCTTTGCAACTGTATCTTGCACGACCATAATTTGATCTGCATTATACTCACCGTTTACCATTTCGCTTATTCTGTCAAATACTGTTATCTCGCTCATCTCTTCCTCTTTCCTTAATCTACTTCTACACAATTATCGTGCACCGTGCACATAAACTCTATTCCATTTATCTCTACTTCAAACTGATTCTCGTTAGTTGCAAAGTGTTCTATCAACAATGCGCACTGGCACTCTAAATATTTAAGAGTTATGAAACTATTACAAGCTTCATCAAAATCAAGCTTAATTTCATCAATCAAATTCTCGTAGATTCTATGCTGTACTAGTTCCATGCTCACCCCTTTCCTTTCCTACAATATACTACATTGTGCAACGTATGCAATGTTTTATTTTACTTTGGGGCTATTTTTATTTCTTCCACACTATCACAGCTATAAAAAGGCCGTATGTAAATGTAAAAAGAAGCACCATAAAAACCTCAACACGTGGATCTTTGCTTATGGCTGTATATGCAAACGCAGGAGACAGGCACACCAACACAACAAATACCATAACTGCAATAACACTCACTTCTTCCCCTCTTTCCGTTCTTTGTCGTTCTAGAATGGCATATCCTCGTTCAGCGGACTTGCATATTTTTCTTTGTACTTGAGTTCCCTTTGCCTGTCTTGCTCTTTGACGCACTGCTCACTGTTGTTGCACTCATAAATTTTAAAATATTCAATACCTATCTGGTTTTCGTCCTCGTCGTATCTCGGTAGCCTTCCAGAAATAAACCCTGCAAGCTCTCCTTTTTTAATTGTCCTTTCGCAATATGTACACTTGTGCTCTTTTCTCACCTTAACTTGTGGTAACCCTTCCCAGTATCCATTATCATCCATTATTGTCATACTTTCCTCCTATTGTGCCCTATGGCTTGAATCTTTAAACTTAATAAACCCGCCTGATTCTCTTATTCTATCCATGATCGAAGGCCCTAAAACATTGCCCATATTTTCAATTGAATCATTGGTAATTATTATGGTTGGTTTCCGATCATCATAACGCCTGTCGATAATGTGATCTAATACTCTATTCTCAAACTCAGTATCTCCACGAACTTCAAAAGCATCCATTACTAAAAGATGAGGTTTGATAAATCTTTCAATCTCTTCTTGCTCTGTGGTGGTTGAGTTTCGGTTGTTCCCGTTTCTAATTGAGAGGAAGATATCAAAGGCTTTCGTGTAGAGTGCAGGCTTCTTGAGATTCTGGCAACAGTGACCGATTGCACATGCAGAGCTTTGAGTTTTCCCACTTCCACGAGTTCCTAATACGATGCAGATTCCGCCCGCAGTTACTGACTCTTTTACTTTGTTGTGACTCTCTAACCATTGAGGGCTATTATTATCGGTTACTCTAAAAGATTTATGCCTCTTAGGAATACAAGCACGATCATATAAAACACTTGTGTTTATTCCTGTGAAATCTGGTTCACTCATAGCATCATTTCCTCGTAATTTGGTTGTGGCTCTTGAAATTGATTGTCAAGTTTGGCCTGTCTTCGATTCTGGGGGCTCTGCGGTGCGTTATTTGAGCCGTAATTGTTCTTAGCCCACTTTCGTATGGCTAAATTGAAATCTTTGTATTTATACCCCTTCATTTGAATCCCCTCATCTACTAAAGTGATTAAGTCTTTTAGGTTTGGGAAATCTTTGCTTAACTTTTCATATTGTTTATCAGTTAGAAGAACATTTTTGTATTCGCCGTATTTGTGGCGTATATCTTTTTTACTCTTATCTAAACTACTCTTAACTGAACTAACCTTAACTATACTGGGTTTACCGTTGGTTGCCATTTGGTTGCCATTTGGTTGCGGGGCTTGATATTCAATGACTTGCAACTGCTGTTTTTCTTCTTGGTGAATTGTTGGAGTAAAACGGTCTTTTCTTAGTTGGTTGTGCTTGGCCCAATCTAAAATCACTATCACGCCACTTTCAAACCCTTGAATAAAACCTTTGCCAAGTAATATTTTGAGGTCGTCAGGTGATGCTCCTACGCTTCTCTGTATTCTATTTGGCGAAGAGACAAAGCCCTCATCATCTGCATTGATTCCAAGATGGAAAAATAAAGCCTGTGAAGAAGTGGGCATATCAAGAAACTTGTCAGAACTTACTAGTTCTTTATGAAACATTCTTCTTTGTGCCATTAGTCATCCTTTCTTTCCCATGCTGACATTCTCACTAGGCAATCATGTGCCTTGTACTTTAAAAGAACCCCCGTTTGAGGCTCTTCGGTCGAGCAAATATCGTCTAGAGTCTCTATTGCCATAGCTGTCAGCCTTATATACATTTTAAGCTTGTTTTTGAGGATCTCATTTTGGACGCTTAAGTCCACTGGTGTAGTACTCATTTCTGCACATCCTTAATCAATAACATTCTAATGTAAGCCGTAGGAGTCAAGCCGAGTTCTTTGGCCTTCTCTTTGACGCTGATTAATAAATCTGGTTTTAAACTCAATAAAAACTTAGCCATATTATACCTCTTTCGTATTATTAATATATATGATTGTGATATCAAAAGTATATACTTTTATGTTTTGGCAAATAAAAAGGGGCCTACCGCCAAGTAAGGCCCACTTATTTAAAGCTCCTGATTAATTGAATATTCCATATACCACTTATCACCCCTTGAAACCTTCTCACGCCTTACCACATACCCAAGGCGTCCGATGTCGTATATTCTTGCCGCTAATCTCATGCAACTAAATAGGCTAAGTGCCTTTAGTGCTGTTATTGTGTTTCCTGATTGCAGGTAGTTTAGTATCTTCCTTGTCTGTGGTTCTCTACTCATTTGTTTTGCTCCTAAATTGATGTTTCAATGATTTTAACCCTGTAATCTAGTGTAGCGTAGACTTTACACCCGCCTATTTCTGTTCCTATTGATATGTGGTGTTTATTGGACCATAGTTTTTCATACACCTCATAAACAACCTCTTTATCAGTGTTTACTATAGTTTCCCCTATTGACAACTCTCTTGGGAATGGGAATCTTACGCTCTCGAAGATATCATCTTCGTACAAGACAATTTCATACATATTTTTCTCCATAAAACAAAAAACCGCTCATTCAAGTAGGGGCTGAGAGTGCCTTGTGCGGACATTATAACGCACAACCTACCTGAATAAACGGTTTGTATATTCAATTTTAAATAATGTCTTTTTCAAAAGCGCAGGGCTCTCACCTCCTGCACTCTCTTAATATAGTCTAATTACTGTTGTATTGCAAGGATTAAAGAACTTTATATTAAGCAATACGCCAACACAACCCCACTTAGCGAACCAAGCACTAAGTACCATGCCAATACAAAAGGCACTACGCCCTCTTTAAGCAGTAGACAGTCTCTTACAAATGGAATTTCATATATTGCATCTTGTGCCAGCGTGTAGAGAAAGCATATAAAACACATTACCCCATGCCCCACCATCATTATACTTAAGTCAGTGTCACTCATTTTAGCCCTTATTTTCTTTAATTAAAATTTCCCACCTGTTATTTTTTACAGCTCTTTTTTCTTCTTCAGTTGGATTTGATCCCACAAACTCATCAATGCGCATTTTAGCAGCAACAGAAAGAGCACTGTGGGAATATTTGCTATTTTCATAAATTCGCATTAAATCAAAAAGAGTTATTCCTTTTATTACATCTATGCGCATGTTTACTATGTCCATGTGCGAGAAGCCCTCAAACTCAACATTTACTTTTCCGTAATATTCGCATGTTTCCTTTTTGAACTTAATAAGGTCCTTAATTGTTGGATATATAGACCACTCGTGCACTTCTCCTTTGTGTGTTTTAATATTAGCTCTGCATATAAAAGATATTTCACATTTACTTTTTTTGCTAAGCTTAATCTCTTTTTCTACATGTTCAAATATGCTCGTTGTTTCATTCATCTCTTACACCTCCTTAATTGATTGTATTGCCTCTTGAATGGCTTGTTTGTTTGTGCAGTCTAACCCTAGTCTATGAATACACCTGTCTTTGAAGTGTTGGCCTTCTGAGCCCTCCTCTGTGAAGTGCTTACAGTTCTTTGGAGCTCCGGAGCATGAGAAACTTATCTCACAATTACTTTCTTGATTCATTCTTGATTATCCTAGTCTAATGCGTTAATGATTCGGCTGTAGAACTCACAGCACTTCTTGATTGTCTCTGTTTGGTAGTATCCCTCTTCGTATCTTGGGTACTGCTCTTTAATGTATTCTATGGCGTGGTCATAATCACATGTTTCAATGAATGCCGCTAGTGCTATATCAATTTGTTCCTTGCTCATTCTTCCTCTTTCCTTTGTATCTATCAATTCTGTTCATTTTCTCAAAGCAGTATTGAAACATTGCTGTATCACACTGCTCAAAACATTCCATATTGTCTAGCCTGCCTTTGGTGCATCCTTCTTTCCAGTAGATGCAAGCTCTTTTATCATACATCTATACTTTGCCCCCTTGTCCTCTTTTACTTGCGTCACACACGTTATTGAGGCACTGCTCAAAAGTTCGCCTAAACACCGCTTTTCTCTTTTTCCTCCGTAGTAACAACCGTCTGTTGCTCTTTGGCTGTTACATTTCCCGCCTTCGTAGTTTGTACATTGTGTGTAAGTCATTTAATCCTCTTCTCTAATTTCCCAGTTTTCAGGCGTATCCATTTCACACCCGCAACTAAACAGAAGCGGACACTCTGAGCACTGCACTTCTGTACACCACCCTTTTACTACCTTCATTGCTTCTACTGCTGTTTTTCTATCCATTATTTATTATCCCTTTCTAGCTTCTCTTTTATTGCTTCGTTGATCCAGTCTGTTTTGTTGTTGGTCAACTTTTCGATTTTAGTGTTCGTAGCTTCCTCAACTTGGATCTCAACACGAACGGGGTTGATCCACTTCTTTTTGTTTGCCATTATACTTCATCGCTCCTGTCGGCTGGACACTTGTCAAGAAGAACTATAATAGTATCTTCTTTGAGGTCCTCATGACTACAAACATCAGCAACCATTCCAGAGGCCCACCACTTCGCCCCGCCAGAACTGCACTGAGTTCTACTTCTATAAACACACTTCTCACACATCCTCTTGTCTGCTTTTCTCATAATCAACCTCCATTGTTTTGTTGATAATTATAATATACCGTAAAGTTACGGGAATATCACGTTTTATTTTACTATTTCTAAAAATAAATTTAAATCTGGCTTAAACAGTAGGGTCTGGATATAGGAAAAGCCCCTCATTTCTGAGAGGCTTCAAAGGCAAGAGATTAAGCCATGTTGCAGGCGAGCTCTCTTGGGCTCAAGCAGATCATTTTCAGAGCGGGGGTTGATTAGGCCCCCTTACGAACAGAGATTGAAACGGAAAGGTTAATTATCTCATGTATTGAATATACTAAAAGCAATCTACTATTGTCAACATAAATTCATCACACCCGTCTAAAAGGCTCATAAATTCACGAAAGGCACGTTTAGAACTCAACACAGCTACATCGCCGTTAAGCTTTCCAAACTCTTCACCGAGGATTATACATCCTTGAGTATTAGAGTCAATATTTCCCCAATGTATGAGCACCTTATCACGCCCCTGAATGCCTGAAACCTCAAAAGTAATGCCGTACTTTGGGGAAGTTACCCTTTTGCACAAATACACCCCCGCAGGAATGCAGGATATATTCTTGGCGTTGTCTCGGTGATATGGTTCTACTGTCACACAAATAGGAGTGTTAAGAAGCTGTAACGCTCCGAAGGTTCCTTGATCTGGATCTGCTGTAATTCTGGTTAGTCTTGCTGTTGGTCTCATCTTGCCTCTCTTATTAATTGTGCTCTCTCATAGTTCTCGTACCCTCTACCGCTCTTGTATAAGTTCCATCCAATAGGAGAAGATACACCAGCCCACAAAAGGCGACACTGAGCCCGTGAAAGCCCAAAGTATCTACATGTAGCATAGAACATATCATTGTTGAATCTGAAGCCGTCCTTATCACTTCCGAAGAGTTTAAAGGAGCAACCTGCATCATGGATTAGCGAAGGCCATAAAATACGGGGGTCGTCGTTGTCTGGCATTCTTACGAATAAAGTTTTTAATGATCTCTGAGCCCTGAACAACCTTGGGATACTTGCGTAATCTGTAATCATGCCAACATTTAAGCTGAACTCAAACACCTCTTTGTCCGTTGTGACTACTGCCTTTAGTGGGCTTGTTAGCATTCGCCAGCTTTGAGAATTACTAAACGGAATTTCTGGATACTCGGGAATCTCTGTGCCGAGGCTTCCCTCAAGAGAAATTCTTTGATTTATAAACCTGTCTTTTTCTAACATCTCGGGCCGTATGTATCCATGCCTCACAATGCTTTTTATGTTGACTTTTCCCATTGGTTACGCCTTGAGTAAAGGTTTTGTCTTTCTTTCGTCGGCTCTTCTCTTAATGGTCAACTCTTTTGAGTGGTAGTTTCTATATAGTGCATGAAGGGCGTCTTTGACTTTGTTATAGCTTATTACTTCTGATACACACCTATCAATAATCTCATGGTTCCATGTGTCTATTTGCATTCTTGATATAATTGAAGAAGTGCAAACCATTGCTCTATCTTCTAATGTCTCTATATATCTCTTTGCGTTGTCGTTTCCTTTTTCATCGAGAAAGTCTCCTATGTTTTCATCAATGGCATACTCTTTGTAATATGCAACCGAAGACCGCGCCACCTTGTTAAAGGCTTTCATGGTTTCATCATAAAAGGTTCTCTTAAAGCTTGAAATACTTTCATGCTTTTCGGTGTCTGACTTTCTAGATATGAGTATTTGATTTTCATTTTCGTTTTTGTTTACACGCTTGTATGAGCTTCTCAACTCCTCAGAATACTTAAAGAATAGGCTTGTGACTTCATGGGAAAGTATCTCAAACTGTTCCTCTGCCATCGCTATTTTTGATTCACTAAAGCCTATTGCATCGACAACATACTCCCTGTTTTCTATTTCGCTTCTTGCTTCTCTCGTCTTTATATACTTAATTGTCCATACAATTGCATACGAGAAAGCTGCCACCACTGAAACTATAGACCATCCACTGTCTATAAAGCTCTTTACAATACCTATAAGCTCGTCCATATCTTGCCTCACTTGTTATACTCTAAAATACAACTTTATTTAAGTATTTTACTTTTTTTGTTGCACTTTGTGTATTTATTATTTATTATATGGTCATGCAATAGTTATGTAGAAATGGCTTTTGTAGAAACTTACCAGACTCCAAGATGCTATAAGGCCCGTATTTTAGGGAGGCCCTTACTGCTTGCTATACTTGGAGTATGCAAGACTAGTAAATTTCTACCCTCTCTAAAACACGAGCCTTTTTCTATTTGTTCTTTGACAAAGAGTATAGTATCTTGCCAATGAGAATAAAATCAACAGCCTCATATACTCGAATAATTTAATTTTAATTATTGCATACTGGGATTTCCGAAGTGGGTGTACCCAGAGAATACGACTGCGAATATAAGGGCGGTCTATATGGTTCTAAAAATCCAATGCTATGACGCTATAGTTATACGAAAGTATACAGGATAACAACACCTCTAACCTTGAAGGGGAAGGGGTGTTAACCCCTACTAATCAACATAAGTTTCCGAAAGTATTAGGAAAGAAAAGAAGAACTAAGAGAAGATTACACGAAAAACGATTATGAAAAAATGATAGAGAGAATTGCAACTTTAGAATTGGAGCGTGAAGATGGGTGAAATGTTTTGTTTTGACCAGCAATGGGATCAAGAAAATGAAAAATTGATTATGGGATTCTGCTACCAAACAGAGAAGACGAACTATGTGAATATTTTCGTTGAGTTTGATGAATGGCAGAAAAAACAAGCAGATGAAATAATGGGAAAGTTTGAAGCTCTCCAAAAAGAGCAAGAAGAAATGATAAAAAGGTGGATACCATAACTATTTCCTACTAACCACAACAGAGAATAACAGAAGAGACAGCACAGTTGAGTTTTATGTAGGAATAACAACTGCGTGTTGTGCAAGTGAGGCACGAACGCAGACATCAACAACGCACTGGTTATGGTGCGAGATAGGAAAAAAAGATGAAAATGGAAGTAATCAAAAAAGAAGAAGTTGAAATCAAATTCTTACAAGTATCTGCTGGTGTACGATACTGGGAGAATGGAACAGTTGACGGAGTAGAGGACACTGAAGGCGAATTAATGCCCTGCATTGAAGGCGAAAACTGGTCTCCTTTAATTGAGCTTGAAACAGGCAAGATTGTGAACTGGAAACAGGGAACTAAGGCAAGCACATATTACAAAGTTTGTGATTGCTGTGTGATTAGTTTTCTTGATGAAGAAAAGGTTTCTCACAAAATTATTGAAGGTTATGTTCCCGATATTCTTTCGCCTAAAGAAGAAGGTTACGGCGATTATGTAATTATGGATATTGATGAAAATGGAATGATTCAAAATTGGAAGCCTTCACTTGATTGGCTTGAAGATTATCAGGATTTTTCTTAGGATAACGCTTTTGTCGTGTGCTGAGGAGGCACGACGAAAGACATCACGAACAAACTGGTTATGAACTAAACTTAGGAAAATACGATGAAGTACGAAATCAAATACAAAGAGCTTACAGAATATCTTGAAACCTTGAAATACAGAGACTTTTGGGATGAGAGTTCAGAAAACTATATGCAAAAAGCATACACAACTAAAGAACTTGAGTTCTCGAAAAACAAAGACAGATTCGAAGGTGAACAGTTTATTGATTACGGTATGCCATACCTAGTTGATGTATTGGGAAATGACCTTTCTTTAGTTTGGAGCACTAAGAAAAAGCACAAATTGAAAACTTGTAGTGGTGTACGATCACTGAGTTTGAAATTTGACAGAACTTTAATTAAAGATTGTCGAACAGTTTTAGGCTCTTGTGTTAATGGGTATTGGGCTATTCCAAAAAGATTTATTATCGAATCAATATAACGTGTCGCTTCGTTTGGCGGGAGTTGAGCGAGCGAACTAATGAAAGCGTAGGTTATGAATGACTGTGATAAAACGGTCAAAATGAAGATGGAACTTGCTGACTTAAACAATGAACTTTGGATAATCGAAGAACGGAAAAAATAATGTGCAAATACTGTGATTTACGAGGAAAAACATGGAACGGATCTGATCCGAAGTGTGGGTTCCCTTTAGGAGACACTTTTACCCCCGAAAACTGGAACTGTGCTACACTCAATCTCCTTCGAGGACTTTCCCATAAAAATGGAGTTAAAACTTATGGTGAAGACAATGGGTCAATCTCTATTCTAGCACTCCCAACAAGTTGGAATTTTGACGAAAGAGGCTACTTAGTTATGAACTGGTACAAAGATCGAGGTTGTACCGACAAGGCTAAGATAATTAATGAAGATGAAGAGTTTGAACTCACTGAAGAGCTCGCAAACGCGATTATTGAACATTATACAAAGTAGGAGTTATGCGTAAATTAATCAGTAACACAAAAGAGGCAAAAGAGTGGATGAAGAAAAACCCTGAAAGAATACTTTACTCTTATAAAGAAAAAATTAATCTAGTCTGTATGGGGCCAGCAAGGGTATAGGCACCACTAAGTATCGAAGGGTTTAAAGTGCTAACAGGTGTTAAAACCGATGGTACTCCTATTTGGAAGCCTTTAACAGAATTTGAAATAGAAATCAACTGAGTGTTTTGCTACGAGGAGGAAGATGTGAGGAGATTATTAATGCTGATTTTGTCTGCTGTATTTGCATCTATTGTTTTATTTGTAATAAACATTGTGATGTGGTTACTCCACTGGCCATGTTTTGGACAAACAACATGGATCATGATATTTGTATATGATTATGCAGTGCCGAAATATAAGTAACACCGAAATGGTGTGCGAATGAGGAACGAATGAAGTCATCACCAATTGAACGGTTATGACTCAAACAGAAAGAGCGAAAATGAAAGTATTGAGCTTATTTGATGGTATCAGTTGTGGCAAAGTAGCACTTGAAAAAAATGGCATCCAAGTTGAAAAGTATTACTCCGCTGAAATTGATAAAACAGCAATGGGAATCAGCGAACAAAACCACGATGGTATTGTGAGACTTGGAAGTGTTGAAGATTGGGAGAACTGGGATATAGATTTCAGTGAGATAGATTTAGTTCTTGCAGGAAGCCCCTGCCAAGGTTTTAGCTCAAGCGGTAAAGGGTTAAATTTTGAAGACCCACGAAGCAAATTGTTTTTTACATTTGTAGACATTCTCGAACACATTAAAGTAGTTAATAGTGATGTAAAATTTCTTCTTGAAAATGTGAAGATGAAAAAAGAGTGGACTGAAATAATTGATGAAAAACTAGGTGTTGTATATGAGGAAATTAACAGCAAATACTTCTCCGCTCAAAACAGAGTTCGTTTTTACTGGTGTAATTGGGAGATACCAAAATACGAAGACCTTGGTATAATGCTTGAAGATATTGTTGAAGATGATTACATACACTCAGCGGCGAAAAGAACAAGACCAATAGTTGACGAGGGAAGACGAAAAAGCCTTTGCTTGGAAGTTCACGGGATTGGTAAAAGTATGTGCTTGGTTACTGTTAATTTGAACAACCTACTTAGCCCTTTGCCAAGAGGAAGATACAAGGACTGTGGTGAAAATGATTACCCTTACAGAGTTATGACACCAAGAGAAATGGAAAAACTACAAACAATGCCTGAAAACTATGTGGGAGACATTTCAAGCAACAAGGCGGCTAAAGTTCTTGGTAATGGTTGGAATGTTGATACTATCGCACACATATTAACAGGAATGTAAATCAAGCTTATAACAATTTTGTGGTTTGCAAGCGAGGAACGAGTGCAGACACAACCAACAAACAGGTTATGACCTGTGTGGAAAGAGAGAAGCATGATTAAATGGTACAATTGGAACTTTCCTGCAAAATTACTCCCTGAGTGGGTAAAGGAGGAACGTAGCAGAAATTCAAAGGCAATCATCAAGCTAAGCAACCAAGTAAAACTTCTTGAAAGTGCAAACTGCCCACGGTGTTCAATGCATGAGGCACCAACAACGGCGGAATATTGCCCGGTGTGTGATGCAAAACAAGAGTATGCTCCAAATCCATATTATATACATATTTGCACTAACTGCAAAGAGAAGTACACTCAGTCAGATTTAATTAGGAAGTAATAACCACTTGAATGTAGTGGTTATGGAAAGAGGGAGTATGAAAAATATAATTAGAATTTTAAAAGGCAAACTGCACTTCAACTACTGCCATTGGCAAAAGTGGAATCATTTAGGTTTTAAAAAACTTTGGAGTGGAAAGTTGATTTACTTCGGTTTTTCAAAGTTTAGTGTTCAATTGGATATTAGAAAAAACTGGGTTGATGACTTGGTAACAGGTAAAGTGAAATAACACCTGTGTGTGGTGCGGTGAGGTACGAACAGTCATCCACAACACATAGGTTATGACAAACGGTAGAAAGGAACGAGAATGATTGATTTTAGAAATATGTGCAATATGGAATTGATGAAAGAGTTTGAGGATAATCATTTTGAACTTGCGATTGTTGATCCGCCTTACGGAATAGATTTGGCAAATATGAATATGGGGGCTGGGAAATCAGCAAAAGCATCAAAAATTGAAAATAGAAAGTGGAAAGCCAAAGACTGGGATAAAAACACACCGAGTGCAGAATACTTTGAAGAACTTATGAGAGTTTCAAAACATCAAATTATTTGGGGAGGAAACTATTTCGAATTGCCACCTTGCTACGGTTATGTAATTTGGGATAAGCAAATACCAGAGGGGCTATCTTTTGCAGATTGTGAAATGGCGTGGACAAGTATAAAGCGTGCTGCAAAGATTTTTAGCTATAGTGCATACAAAGATAAAAAATTTAAGTTTCACCCAACCCAAAAACCAATAAGACTATACACTTGGCTCTTGGCAAACTATGCAAAAGAGGGAGACAAAATTTTAGATACGCATGTCGGCTCTGCAAGTTCTTTGATTGCTTGCCACCAATTAGGCTATGATGTAACAGGCTGTGAATTGGATGAAGAGTATTACAAATTAGCACAACAACGAATTAAAGAGGAAACGGCTCAATTGAGCTTATTCTAAATAACACCTCGGTGGATTGCCGAAGGTCAAACCAACCGAAAGGTTATGATGATGAGTAGATACACGGAAGAACAACTTAAGTTACTAGAAGTGCAAGCGAAATCCGAAACATCAAAATGGTATTATGTGACTTTGTACCACTACCAAAATTTGAAAAAAGATGAAGTTGAATACTTCAAAGATTGGGTTGAGTGGGATGGTGAGAAGTGGCTGTATGAAGAGTATGTAGATTGCTATGTGTGCTTCATCCACAAGAAAAAAGACATATAACGCTCGCATGGTGTGCAGTGAGTGAAACGAGCAGTCACCACTCATGCAGAAGTTATGAACAAAAACAAGAAAAGCCCCAGTAATTAATGTATATTGTAGTACAGCAAAAACTTGTATAAAAGAGGCAGTATGAACGAACAAATTCAAAAAGTAATAGAGGGTCTTATTGTGACCCTTGAAGAGAAAAAGGAACTCTTAGACAATAGCACTTCCTTTCGTGCAAGAGCGATTGCAGAGGTTAAGGGTAAGATTGTAGAAGCCCTTCGAGACTCTCTATGGAGTGAAGTAAGAGCACTTTCAGACTGGCTTGATACCTATGATACAAAAGATGATGTTGAAGCAATTGTTAGCGATACTCTTGAGTCGGTAGATTTAACTATCAACGACAGCCAAGAGGCAGAAATGCTTGACACTGGTGAAATAATTGTAACACAATAGGAACACAAGGAGTCGAGCACCTGCGCGGGTGTAGAGGGTCGAGTTTATCTTGCCTCCCCTCGTTCGGCTCCTTCCTTAATCAAAGCAAGGTTTGCAAGATAGCAGGATAAAGATGAAAGAACAAAAAGCAATACACTTGGTAAAACGTGAAGACGGTTCAATCTACCCCGCTGATGGTGAGAGTGCTTCTATGTGGTCCGAAATGAAAGTTGGCACATGGAAGTTTATATTTTCCCCCGTCAAGGTTATAAATAGAAACGTGTATCATCATCGCAAATACTTCAAGATGTTAAGTGTAGCATTTTCGAATCAAGAGAGATTCAAAACAATAGAACAGTTCAGGAAAGCCGTATTAATACAAGCGGGGTTTTATCACCCTCTATATACATTTGAGGGTATAATCAAAGAGGCTGATAGTATAGCGTTCAATAAGATGACTCAGGAAGAGTTTGAAAAGTGCTATAAAGAGAGTGTTGATATTGTGATGGAGTCCTTTAAATGGGGTGATGAAATGTATTTGGAATTAATGAGTTTTTTATAATATGGAGGCAAGAATGAGTAAGTTGGCAAAAGTGGCATTTAGTGCCATGAATGGGGATGGAGAAACAGCACAGCTACTATTTGAAGAGTATTGCGCTGAAGAGGGGATTGCAACAACAGAACCAAAGAGCAACCTTGAGAATGTTGCAAAGCTTTGTGTTGGTATTGTGTCAGGCGAACTCGATGAAGCAAAGCTAAATGATATTGCTTTAGAGTTTGGATATGATTTGACATTCCCAGAAGTCCCAAACGAAGTAGATCAAGTCACGGACAACTTGGAGATCTCACAAGAGAGCTCAACAAATTAATAGATAGTCTAGAACTACCCCCCGAGTGCTTAATTATTAATTCTAAATAAACTAGTAATTAAAACATTTATCTGATGAAAACTAAGGGGGTTGTTTCTAGTCGGTGGCAGTAGCTCAAGCGTATTGGTAGAGCAGAATAGGCGTATTCAGGTTGTTGGTTCGAATCCAACCTGCTACCCATTAGGAACAAAGAGAGGCAAGAGATGCAAAGAAAAGCAATATTTTTAGGCGGTCACTATTCAGGAAAAAGAGAAAACCTCTTCCCAGAAATACAGGTGGAGAGAGATGGGGACACTTACACCCTTATGTCTAACTGCACAAGGCACTCAACGGTCGTATATGTGCTCTCAGGAGCAATCACAAGAGTGCAGGAGTTGCTTGTCACCGAGATTGACAGACTTGATGGAGAGAATGAAGCTCTAAGCAAGGATAATGCAGGAGATAAGGCTTATATTAGAAGGTTGTTAAGTGAAACAGAACAGTTTAAGGCGGTAGGGTAATGGCAAGAATGAAGTATGATGAGTTGAAGAAGAAGTATGACGAAATACAGCGCGAGCTTATGGTTTCTGAGGAAAATTACGAAAAAATGCACAATGTTGCAAAAGAGATTAAAGAGGATTGCAGTAAAAAAATAAAGGTGCTCGAGGGCATTATTTTAGAGAAAAACGACATTAATGACGCATTTGGGGATGAGCTACTGAAGAGAGACCATAAAATAGCAGACCTCCACAAGGAAAATAATGGACTAATAACAAAAATAACTTTTCAGATGGCAAAATTTGACTCTATAGGGCTGTTGGCATCTAGTGGAAAGTATTTTGGCGAATGAAAATAGGCTGGCAAATATTAACAACACTAATACTATTAGGTGCATTGTATTACTACTATGAGGGAATACTACTTGAGTATAGGGGTTTTGGTGGTGCTTCCCTCAATTTTCAGCGTGGTAATACGGTAATGATTTGCTTGATCGGTTTGTGCTGTTGGGTTGGGATGTTGCGTAAAAATGGATCTTGAAACAGTATTGCCAGTAATAGTTTTTGTGTTGGTGTTGGTAGCGTTGAAAAAAGGAAAGAGGTTGTAGGGTGGAAAATAGAGACAGATTAAGAGAGATACAAGAGCGTAGAAGCAAAGTTGATTTAAGGGGGTAATTATGGCACGGGTAGCGTGGGAGCCAACAGAGAAACAAATAGATACAATAAGAGAAATGTCTACCCTTGGTGCGTCTGATTCTAAAATAGCAAAAGCATTAAACATACATAGGAATACATTCTCAAAGTATAAAAATGCACAAGATGAAAATGTGCAAAATGTGCAACCTATAAAAAAGGCTCTTGAAGAGGGTAGTGAAGAGCGCCGTGTCTCTGTTCTTGAAGAAGTAGAAGACGCAATGAGGAAGACAGCTTTAGGGTACTTTATAGAAGAGGAAGAAACATTCTATAAGTGTGTGCAAATAGAAGACGGTGAAGGCAATGTAATAAAAGAGTATGACACACCAGAGAGGAAAGTTAAAAGGCGTAAGTTTGTTAATCCTAACGCTACTCTCCAAATGTTTCTAGGAGTAAACCTCTCAGAAGGCAAATATCAATCTATCAACAAGGTAGAGGTGAAGCAAGAGAACAACAATGCCGATGTATACAAAGTAGAATTTCAAGACGAGAATCTAAATGGCACTACACCCAGCCTATAAACACTGGTTCATGAGAACGCCAAACGGCAGGATAGGGATAACTGATAAATACAGTTATCTATTTTCGTATGGTGGGCGTGGTGGAGGAAAGACCGACTTTCTTTGTGAAGCGTTGCCATTGATAGGAACACAAGAGCCAGTAAAAATACTTTGTGTTCGTGAGTTTCAAAATTCTATTGATGACTCAGTGATAGCAGGACTTCTTGAAAAGATGGATGAGCACTTCCCAAACTTCTACAGAAGAGTAGGAAATGAGATAAGGGGAAAGAATGGCACACTCTTCTCTTTTAGGGGGATAGGTAGAAACACACTCTCTCTTAAATCTCTCAAGGGTTATAAGTATTGCTGGGTTGAAGAAGGTGATGCAATAAGTGCCTTTTCTTGGGATATATTAGACCCTACTATAAGACTAGCTGATTCGGTGATGATAATCTCAATGAATAGAAACAATGAAGACTCTGTATTGGACAGGCTGTTTATTCAGAACGAACCGCCACCACGAACAAACATAGTAAAAGTAAACTATACAGATAATCCTTTTCCTATTCCTAAGCTCATAGAGAAGGCTGAACATTGCAGAAAGGCAAACTTTAAAGCTTATCAACACATATGGCTTGGTGAGCTTAATAAGATAGATGAGGCCGAAGTCTTTCATGGTAAATGGAGAACAGAGAAGTTTGAGACGCCAGAGGACGCAATATTTTATCATGGTGTTGACTGGGGTTTTGGTGCTCACCCTACAGCTATTGTTAGGTGTTACATTAAAGAGAATACTCTCTACATAGATAAGGCTGGCTATTATTGGAGATCAGACCTTGAGGACCTCCCCGAGTTATTTATAAAGGACGTTCCAACATCTAAAACATGGCGAATAATAGCAGATTCGGCAAATCCTGCGGAAATAAGGTATATTAGGAATAAAGGCTTCGATGTTTGGGGTGTTAAAAAGGGGACTATAGAGTCGGGGATCAGGTATCTTCGCTCTTATGATTGTATAGTAATACATGAAGACCTTAAGCACCTAATTGCAGAGGCCAAAAACTACAAATACAAATTAGATCCAAAAACGGGGGATGTGCTCCCAATTTTGATTAAAGAGCATGATCACGGCTGGGACGCCATAAGATACGCCCTTAGTCGATTAATTGCCAAAGGAGCACAGAGTGACTACTAGAAAAATAAACGACACGGACAAGTGTCCACAACAATCAACAGATAGTTACACAGATATCAGGTGTGTAAATCCCTATATTGCCCTTGGCGATGCGTATACGGGTAGAGGTGGCTTTCTTCCAGAGGTGAATCGAACAGGTGGAAGAGCGGCAAGAAATTATCTTGTGTACTCAGCCACAGAAAACTTCTTCGTTGATCGCTCAAAGCGTTCTGTGTATGTTAATCACTACAAACCCTCTATTGATTGCAAGGTTGATCCGGTATTTTCCAAGAAGGCTCCACGTGTTGCAGTAATGGCAGGAGAGACAGAGCTTGAAACTCATCCATACTTAGACTATTCTAAAAATGTTAATGGCTTGGGTATGAATCAATTTTACATGAATCAGAATACTATTAGAGCCTCTCTTCGTGATGAGGTTGCTTTTCTGATTATGGATAAAGATGAAAACGGTGATACATATGAGTATATTCAACCAGCGATTACGGTTGATCCTTATAGCATCGAGACAGAGGCAAACGGAAGACTAAGGCAAATAGGCTTCCTTGAGAATTCAAAAGAAGATGATACAATAACAATTAGGAAACTGTGGACCGCTGATTCTCTTACTATTCAGCAGGCTAAAAATATAAACTATTCAGGGCTTGAGTCTGTAACATGGGAGTTTGTTGAAGAAACACCTGTACAGATTGGATACATGCCAGTGCTTCCCGTTTTTGCCAATCCAAGAGTAGATGGCACTGATTATCTTCCTTGGCCTCAGTCTTACGGCATTATGCTAATTTGTTGGAAGATCTTTAATCTAATGAGTGATAGTGATTGGATTATTGCCCGTCAAGCCCATGATATTATGGTGATAAAGAACGCCGAAGGAATAGAGGCAGTCAGAGAAGGTGTGACAAACGCTATTGCTGTGAATGATCCTACTGGAAACTCAAGCGGTGCAGATGTAACCCCTTACTCTCCAAACCCTGACCACGTACCAAACCACCTTGCAAACATTGAGCACTATTACCAAGAATTGAGAAGAGTAGCAGATGAGCACGGTATTAATACGGCTGAATCATCGGGCCAAGCTGAAAGCGGAATTGCAAAGGCTTTCACTTTTACCGCTCGTAATGAATCAATAAAACGTGTTGAGTCTATTGCAAAAGCTATTGACGAGTGGCGCTATCTCACTTGGCAGGAATACAATGGTGCAGGCTCTTGGATTGCTGAGACTGACTATGCAGGAGACTATACCCCTGAAATGAATCCCACTCTTGATGAACTACAAATAGGTGCTGAGTTTTTCAAGGCTAACGGCGTTGAAGATGGATTTCGTGAAGTTGCAAAAATGCTTGCTAAGAAACTACTCGGGACTAACAAACTAGCTCTTGACCTTGTAATTGATAACATAGAAAGCAGTGAAGTAATAGATGAACGAAATCCAAAAGTTGGCACTACAGACTAAATACAATATGGGCCCTTATAATGAGGAGCTCATAAGTATTATCATAGACCTCTTGGAAGAGAATACCCCATCGGTCGCGGTTGATCTTGCGTACAAAGAGGCGGGCTACCTCTCACATATGGAAGACGTGCTAGTCAATGGGTCAATTAAGGCGTCACAGATAGGGCTTGCTCCTGTTCAGTTGTCGCTCAATCTTAATCTAGCAAAGAACTACTTTTTATTCACTAAGTTTGATAAGGGCGTTTCTCTCTCTGATACAATACACAGCGGGGAATCTCAAAAGGCTGTAAAGTCTGTACTGAAAGATTACTTTAAATTTAAAGGTAATGTTACCGACCTCACAAAGCAGATAGGCAAAGTCAACACGGCAAACCCTACTCTTTCAAAAACAGCTCAAGACTTAATCAATGAATACAGGCGGGAAGGTTTCGCTTCTAAGGAATCAATAAACGCTCTGAAGAAGTTGCAAAAAAGTCTTGTTAATGGTTCGGGAATAAGGGCAAGTTATAACAAGTTAATCAAAGCCATAGAAGCAGGTCGAGACATAGAGAAAGCTGTGGGGTATGCAGTAAAGAAAAAAGCGGGTTATATCAACGAGAGAATAAGCCGTACAGAGATAGCTCGTTCTTATGATATGAGCTTTACTAGAGGAGCACACGAAAGCGGTGCAACTGGCTTTCAGTGGATTCTTTCTGCATCTCATCCACGGGCTGATATATGCGATTGTTATGCTGAGGCTGATGCTTATGGTATGGGCAAAGGTGTCTATCCTATTGATGCAGGGGCGAGAGTTCCAGCGCACCCCAATTGCCTATGTAGTAAAACCGCAGTATACCCAGAGAACAAAGGCCGATACTCTCAGGAAAGAGTGAAGAAATACCTCGATGGATTGAGTGAGAAAAAGAGGGCTCAAATCATAGGGGCAAGCAACTCAGAGAAGAAAAAGAATTATATTAAAGGGTTAGATAAACGAGGTTTTCAGCCTGATGATAAGGCTAATAGAATGATCTCAAAATCTGTATTGAAAGAGGGATAATCATGGAAGAAGTAAAAGACGTTTATGTGTACTTGGAGGGCTTAGGAACTCCAGAGGCAACAGCGGCAAAGGAAGTTCTAAAAGGTCACCATAAATCTATGGCAGATAGAGACGCCGCCGCTCGTATCATGGAAAATACAACCATTCCAAGCCTTAAGAGTCAGATCCAAGAGGCAGAGCAATCTGTACAGGGGTATGTGGACGGGAACGCTTCAAAAGATTCTCAACTACAGCAAGCCCTTGAAAGTATCAAAGACTTACAAGGCAAGTTTGACGCCAAAGAGAAGGCAGAGCAAGTACTCACTGAGGAAAACGCTTTTATTAAGACATCAGGCGACATCTTAAGCCAAGCAGAGGCCAACGGTATTAATCGAAGTGCTTTTGTTGATACGGCAAGCGGTAGAATTAAAGCGGGCACACTTTCTATTGAGGGTGGAGAAGTTAAGATGACCGATGGAGCCACAGAGCACAAGGGTGCCGCAGTATGGGAAACTCTCAAGGCAAACAACCCTTGGTTAGTGGCATCTAAAGAGGGCACGGCTTCAAAGGCTCCGAGTGTTGCAGAGCCAAAAACCGACATCTCAAAGATGGAAGCGGCTGACCTTTTCGCTAGAGAATACGAATAAATAAACAAATACAGAATTAAGATAGTATATTACTAGAGAGGGCTACTCAGCTCTCTCTATCGCTTGAGGCGAAAAACTTTAAATATCTGCGGGATGTGCCCGATTAATTAGAACTATTAATTATGAGGAGCGCAAAATGGCCGCTTTTACTCTTGCCGAATATAAAATCGGTACCGATGACTTTCGAAAGGCTGGGATTGTTCAAACTTACCTGAATAATGCACCTTTCCTAAACCATATCAAAAATGAAAATATCACAGGATCAACTATCAAAGTAGTGAGAGAAAAGACTCTTCCTTCTGTTGGTTTTCGTGCTGTAAATGCTGATTGGACTCGTGCCAGCGGTGAAATCGAAGAGATCTCAGAAGATCTTAAAATCTGTGGTGGCGGTATGACTATCGACCGCTTTGTTTTGAAGACTCAGGGCGCTGGCCGTGCTGGTGTTGATGAAATGATGCGCGTTAAAGCTATTGCTCGGACAATGTCGGAAACCTTCTTTAAGGGTGACGGTACTGGAAACAGTTTTACTGGGTTGCAGTCTCGTGTTGCGGCTGGTCAAACGGTAAGCAATGGTACTGCAGGCCTTTCTCTTGGCTCTCTTGACGAAGCTATTGCAGAGCTTGAGGGTGACAACCGTGTGATCTATTGTAATACTACTATGTATTCAAAATTCGCACAGGCTATGAGAAACCCCGCTATTGCTGGTAATATCTACTTTACTCCTGACGAGTTCGGACGTGAAGCAATGTATTACAATGGTGTGCCGATCATTAAGGCTGGGCGTGATACTTCTGACGCTGAAATTCTCGATTTCTCTGAGACTGGTTCTACTACTTCACTCTATTGTGTATCTCATGACTCCAATGGTGTTATTGGTGCGCAAAATGGAGAATTAAACTACTTCGACATGGATGGTGGCAAATCAGTTACTTCCAAATATGATATCGAATGGTATTGGAACTTCGTACTTCAGCAGGCACGTGCGGCGATTCGTGTTGATGAGATTACTAATGCGGCAATGACAGCTTAAGGGGATAACATGAGCCTGTACAAATTGAAGATAACAAAAGGCAAAGAGGTGAGAGAGACTAGAACGGTTAATCTTGCTCCTTGGCTTGCAGACGGTTGGAAAGTGGATTCTGAGTCATGCGAAGAGATGCCAAAGGATAGAAAAGTTTTGATTAATAAAATGATCGAAGCAACTGCAAAACCAGCTAAGTAATAAAACGGGGGCCTTCGGGCCCTCAACTTTAAAGAGGGATAAACGTGAAAACAATCACCTTTCAAAAAACAGCATGTGCAGGACGACCAGCGGGATTTCTAACACGATGGTACAGAGGTGAGGTGTATCAGCCTTCTCACTACTGTATAGTTGTGTCTTATGAGTTGTACGATAAATTAAAGTACAAGCATACGGCAGGCCCAACAGATCCAGAGACAGGCCAGCCAACAGACAAAAGAGAGCTTAAAGGCGTGACATATATCATAGATGTTGCACG